CACAACGCCTGATGACATTAACGGAATGTATGGGCAGTAGAATGCTGGTGCATCTGCTTCTGATGAACCTTTGTAACCTACTAATACATCTGTTCCTGTTCCTGCATAACCATCAACATACACTCTCATTGAGTTGTTTAAAGTACCCACAAACTTTGTGTTTGTTGGTGCTTCAAATACACCTTCAGTTGATCTTGCGAACGCTGAAGTTGTTGCTGATTGTAGGATTGTTAATGCTTCAGATGATACAACTGCGTAGTTACCTGCGCCACGTCTTGTTCGCTGTGCGATCAAGTTTGCTTGCTGGTTGATAAGCACTGCTAATGCGGCGTGCTCGTCACCTACGAATGTTGCTGTACCTGATACAGCAGACTGATCAAATGCAGCTGCAGCTGAACCAGCCAGTGCTCTTAGAGATGTTAAGATCTCTTGATCGATCTCAGCAGTAATCTCTTGTGCCAATGCGGCCATGATTTCTGCTTCGATGTCGATGCCTTGCTGTGCTTGTGCATCTTGAGCCGCTTCAAAAGTCCATCTTGCTGATAGCTTTCTTGATTTGGCTTCTACAACCTGCTTTAAGATCTGCACGTTCAGTTTCTTACCTGCAGTTCCTTCAAGTGTTGCTGTTGCGGCACCTTTTGCAGGATCACTGTCGTTACCTGAATAAGATGATGCAATCTTAAATGGTGATAATGCTTCGTCACCAGCTGTGATGTTTGTAGCACCACCTGATGTTGTGTCAGCGTATCTCACTCTTAGTGTGTGGATTTGTCCAACTGGACCTGTCATTGGTTGCACACCAACTAATTCGTTGGCGATAACAGTTGGCATGACCCTTCTGATTACAGGCAAAATAACTCTGTTCAGAGTTGCTACGTTACCGGATGATGTTGCTCCAGCTGTTGCTTGCTCTGACAGGTATTTGCGTGTGTTCTCAAGGACCACATCCAATGATTTGGCTTTAGTACCTTCAACACCTTCCATAAGTGCTGATTTAGTTTCTTGCCATTTACTTTCTAGCAATTGGGATGTCATTTTTGTTTCCTCTCCTATTTAATACCTGCTAATTTGCGGATGTTAATTACATCTTCGTCTGTTTGTTTTGCCTGTGGTGTTGCCTTGGATCTATCGCCTGTGGTTTCTGTTTTTGATTCTGATATAATTGTTGACTTTCTGGCATCTTTCATTACATGTGGAAGATACTTGTTGAAAGCTGTTTTTAAATTGTCTGTCTGCACTGTTTCTAACAGATTTGACATAACTTCTTTTTTGTCGCCTGACAGAGGCTGTAACATTTCGTTGAGGATCTTGTCTCTACGATGTCTTGATTCGATTTTGTCTTTTTCGATTCTTGTTGACTCATAAAGCTTTGATTTCTCTTCGATTTGTGCTTGGGCTTCTGCGAGTTGCTTCTGCATCTTGCGAACTTCTGAAGTCTCGTTTAGGTATGAAGATAGATACTCAGAAGCGTATGCTTCAAAGATCTTTCTACCAAAATTGTTTTCACGAGCAACTTTAATGTCCTCTTTGAATTGAGTCATCTCTTTAGTGATATTCTCACTGACTACTTGTTCAACAATTTTGCTTGCCTTCTTGATGAATGCACTTCTGATTTCAGCAAATTTTTCTTTTGCTTCTTTCACAAGTTTCACACGAGTTTCAACAACTGATCTCTTATCTGTTTCAAACTCATTGAGTTCTTTAGCAAGAGATGAAGTCACAAATGACTCAAGTGTTGCCACTTGTTCTGCCATTTGCTTTCTATCCTGTTGTAACTCTGCCATCTCGTTGGCAAGTTGTTTTGTGATGAACTTCTGAAGCATCTCCATGTGTGGTTTGACGCCTTTTTTGTACATCACTCGCTGTGCCGCTAATTGTTTTCTGTCTTCTACGAATTCAGCAATCTCTTTTTTGAGAGATTCATTAACAAGGCGGTCCATCGCTTCAACCATTACAGACTTGTCATGTTCATAACGCTTGGCAAACTCTTCCCTAACTTCTGTCTTAGCTTCTTCTTTGACTTCTGATAATTTGGAATCCCATGCTTCTTGAATTTCAGCACGAGTATCTTCTGTTACCAGGTCTTTGTCAAGGAGTTGTTTGATAATGTCTAGCATGTTTAGTCTCCTTTAGCCTATTTTCAGATCCTTAATTAATCGGATCACTCCATCTTTTAGATGTCGCTGTGCTCTTGCATCTTCTTTGACTGCTTTGGCCACTTCCAATACCTTATGTCCGTGCTTCATGTTGAGAAGACTTTCATAAATTGGAGTTGGATAAGCATTTGGAGCTGATGGTTGAGCCACCACATCTACGGTAATAATGTCAAAGTCGGACACATTACCACTTCCTTCGTCTACGTTGCCTGATCCCCTTGATGATACGCCTAGTTTTACGCCTGATTGTAGCATTGTTTCTACAAGTTTACCCATCGGAGTGGGTAAAATTTTTAATTTGCCATATCCGTTGTGTCCATCCATCCACATTGATGTCAACATGTGTGACACTCTGTCAAGATTGATTTTTAAATCTTCTGGATGATCCACTTCGCCGAGGACTGATGAGCCCCCAGCGATTTGGTCGGATATTTTTTGCACTGCTTTGTTGATTTCGAAAGTAGGATACACTCTCTGGTTTGCGTTCTTTACGTTACCTTGAATACAAATACCCTTCATGTACAGATCCTTACCTTCGTTGGAAGACTCAACCACAACCTTTGCTTGGTCGAATGTCAAGTGTTCTGATAGTACTTGCATATCCTATTTCCTTTACTTAGATGCCACAGGAGACTTGCCGTCTACTGATCCTTCTTTTGTGTCTGCCTTTGGAGCATTGTCTAACTTGGCAGATTTGATTCCACCTTCGTTTTTGAATGACTTGCCCATAGGCTTTGCAGTGTCGCCTGTTAGTGCTTTGCCAACGCCGCCTTTTTCTTCAGCGCCTACACCCATTGAGTGTGCTTTGGCATCATTAACTGGCTTGTTCTTTGAAGGCACAGGTGATTTCTTTTGATCTGCACCTGCTTCTTTGCC